GTGAAGGGGCAAATCGAGCTGGTCCAAAGCGTGATTGCAAAGATCGGAAAGAAGTTGAACGAGGAGGAAGAAATCAAGGGAACCATCGGCGACCTGGTGAGGCTGATCCAGTTAGAGAAAGAAATGGAACAAGAGATGGAAGTGCCGCACGAGATCAAGGTGAGATGGATCGAGACTCAGGCGCCGTCGTCGAAAGAAGAATAGCCTATACGGCTTTGCCGTCGCAAAGACGGTTTCACGAATCGACGGCTCGTTTCAAGGGTTTCTCGGGGCCAATCGGCTCGGGAAAGAGTCAAGCGCTGTGTCACGAAGCGATCCGGATGGCGTATCTGAATCCCGGGCGGCTGGGACTGGTAGGGGCGCCGACATATCCGATGCTGCGGGACGCAACGCAGTCGACGCTGTTCGAAATTCTGAATTCGAACCGAATTCCGTACGAGTATAACAAGGCCGACAACGTACTCGTGATGAAAGAGACACGGTCGCGGATGTTATTCCGGGCCGTGGAGGAATTCGAACGGCTGCGAGGCACGAACCTGGCATGGTTCGGGCTGGACGAGCTGACTTACACACAAGAGGAAGCGTGGCTAAGGCTGGAAGGGCGGCTACGCGATCCGAAGGCGCCGCGGCTGTGCGGTTTCGCGGTGTGGACCCCCAAAGGGTTCGATTGGGTATACCGGCGGTTCATCGCGGAAAAGGTGGACGGGTACGACACGATCCTGGCGAAGCCGTACGAAAACCGTTTCCTGCTGGATCAGATCCCGGACTTCTACCGCCGGCTGAAGAAGAGTTACGACGAGCGGTTTTACGAGCAGGAGGCGGAAGGAAAGTACCTGCATCTTCATGCGGGGCTTGTTTATACATCGTTCGACCGGACGGAGCATGTGTCGGACCTGGTGGACCTGGATCCGGCGCTTCCTGTGCGCTGGGCGATGGACTTTAACTACGATCCGATGTGCTCGCTAGTTCTTCAGGTGCAGAACGGAATCATCTATGTGCTGGACGAGATTGTACTGAGAAGGTCAGGAACGCTGGCGGCATGCGAGGCGTTCTACGGCCGCTACGGAAAACACAAGGCGCCGATCTATGTGTACGGCGATGCGTCGGGCAACCAGTCACAAACGGCGGGCTCGACGGATTACGCAATTATCAAGGAGTATCTCAGGAACCACCCAGGCAATTTCGAACTACGGGCGATGAAGAAGAACCCCCCGGTTAAAGACCGGGTGAACCTAATGAACCTGAAACTGCGGTCGGCAGCCAAGCAGGTGCAGATGTACATCAGCCCGCGATGCAAAGAACTAGTGAAGGATTTCGAGCAGGTGTCATTCAAGGAGGGCACCCAAAATATAGATAAAGACCGTGACGCAATGCGAACGCACCTGACGGATGCGTTGGGATATTTCCTATGGAAGCACTACAAGGAACGCGCTACGGCGAAAGGGGACAAACAACTTGTCAGTACTTAAACACTCGATCGACGTGGAGCATCCGGAGTTCACGGCCAAGCGGGCTATGTGGAGGCGATACCGGGATATCTATGTGGGCGGCGAACATTTCTGCGCAAACGCCCACGAGTACCTGGTAAGGCGCAGCCGGGAGCCCGAAGACGTCTACAGCGAGCGGTTAAACCGGGTGTTCTACGAGAACTATTTGGGATCGATCGTGGACTGGTATGCGGCTACGCTGCTGAGGCGGGAACCGGCGCTGCTGCTGGACGGCAGCGACGAGGCGGCGAAGGCATTCTACGGCGTTTTTCTGGAGGACTGCGATCTCAAGAACACGAATTTTCCGGAGTTCTTCAGACAACAACTGATCAGAGCGCTGGTGTACGGCCAGACCTACATCGCCGTAGATTTCCCGCGCGCAGCAGGCTATGCCACGACGCGAGCGGAGGAAGACGCGATGGGCCGGTCGCGGGCGTACCTGGTGGAGTACACGCCCGAAGACCTGATCAACTGGGCGCACGACGATCGCGGGAATCTGGAGTGGGCCGTGGTCCGGACGTCGTGCCTGCGTCCAGGCGAGGCGGAAGGATCGTGGCGATCCGAGAAGCGCTGGATCCGTTACGACCGGCAGAGGTACCTCGTTTACAGCGAGACGGCGGCGGGCGCCGAACAGACGGACGAGGGACTGCACGCGCTGGCGCCGCTCAACCGGGTCCCGCTGTTCACACTTAAGGTATCGGAGGGCCTCTGGCTGCTGAATAAGGCAGCTTCGCTGCAGTTAGAGCATTTCAATAAGTCAAATGCGCTTTCATGGGCGTTGACCATGGGGCTATTCGCGATGCCGGTGGTTTATTCCGACCGGGAATGGAACCAGATGGTCGGGGAATCCTATTACCTCCAACTAGGACCGGAGGACAAGTTCGGGTGGACAGAGCCGGAAGGTCATGTGTATCAGATCGCGTCGGACAACCTATCGCGACTGAAAGACGAGATCTACCGGGTATGTTACCTGATGAGCCAGGCGGCGGCGTCAGATGTTACCCTGCGGCAGTCAGGAATCAGCAAGCTGCGCGACCTGAACATTACGCACGAAGTGTTAAGGGCCTACGGGGACGCAGTAAAAGAGACGATGAAGCAGGTTCTGCGTGCGATCGCGGCGGCCCGGCAGGATGGGCTGGGGATCGACGTCGCGGGGCTGGACGAGTTCGATATCAGCGACTTCAGCGCGGACCTGGAGGACGCGCGGAAATTGCTGGAGCTCGGCATCGGTTCCGAGACGCTGAAACGGCAGCTTTTCAAACAGCTCGCGTTCAAGTACTTCAGCGACGCGAGACAGGAGGTCAAAAACCAGATCGCGCGGGAAATCGACATGGCATTCGAGCAGCCGGTTTGAGCCGCGGCGCGAGCAAAGGAGATAGATGGAAACAACGGACATACAGAACTTAGTTCAAAACGCTATCCAGGAGTTCCTGCGCCAGCAGCAAGCCAGCACCGAGCCCGCTCACAGGGCGGAACTCGAGGACGAGAGGCGCCAGCGACAGGAAATGGAGCGGCGGCTTAACGAGTTAGTGGAGGAGAACAAAAGAAGCAGAAAAGCCGCGGAGGAGGCGGAAAGAGGCGCCGCAATCCGTACGGAACTGCAGCGGCTGGGAGTGGCGAAGCTCGACCTGGCGTACAAAGTGGTGCAGGACAGCATAGTTCGCGCCGCGGACGGCCGGCTGATAGCAAAGTCAGACCAGGGCGAGATGGGTATGAAGGAATACCTGACCACCTTTGTCGGTGAAAATCCCGAGTTTCTTCCGGCCCGGATTTCGGGCGGAGCGGGATTGGGTCCAACGCACCGGCCGACAAACGCAAGAGAAGGGTTCGACATCGAGAAGATTGGGCCGGGGATGTCGGCAGAAGACAAGGAACGGGCAAGGCAGGAGATTTTGCGGCACCTGCGTTAACCGAAATAGCAGCGCAACAGCTATGTTGCGGGAAAAGAGATAACAGGAAGAAGCATGGGAGCTATTACATCGACGAATCTGGCGAATGCCATAGTGAAACTGGTAGCGGCGGATGCGCTGCCGGCGCTGGTGGGGAACCTCGTGATGGGGAACCTGGTGAATCGCGATTACGAACCGGCGCTGGCGCAGGCCGGCGACACGATTAACGTTCCGATTCCGCCGACGCTGGTGGCGAACAACATCGCCGAAGGCAACAGCGTTCAATTGCAGAACCCGGACGTAGGGAACGCGCAGATCGTGCTGAACACGCACGCGGAAGCGACGTTTCAGATTCCGGACGTGACAAAGGTGCTGGCGGTTCCGGACCTGCTGAACCTCTATATGGGTCCGGCGGTGGCCGCGATCGCGCAGCGGATCGAGACCGATCTATTGGGGCAGTACCTGGGGTTCAGCGCCAACGCGCCGATCGGGTCGCCGGCGACGCCGATCACCGAAGCGCTGATCGATAGCGCGGAGACGGTGCTCTTCGAGGCCAAGGTGCCCGCGAGCGAGCCCAAGTACCTGATCGTGAATTCCAGCACGTACTCGCAACTGCGGCAGATCGAGCGGTTCAGCGAATTCCAGAGCGCTGGAGAAGCGGGGCTGCGGGCGCTGGTGGACGGCACAGTCGGCAAGATCAAAGACTTCTTCGTATTCCGTTCGCAATACGTGGCGAAGACGGGCAGCGGCCCGGTCTCAACCCATAACCTGGCGTTTTCGAAGAACGCGATCGGCCTGGTGATGCGGCGGCTGCCACAGCCGCTTCCGGGCACGGGCGCGATCGCTCAATACGCGGAAATGGGCAACTTCGGAATGCGCGTGGTGATGAGCTACCAGCCGAACACGCTGGCCCAGCAATTCACGGTGGACGTGCTGTACGGCGCCGGGATCCTGCGCAACAAATTCGGCGTGCAGGTGACCACGTAAAGTTGAGCGGACCCCCGGCGAGGGGGCGGCCTGCACCAACAGGCTGCGGGAAAAAACTACTCCGGTTCGTGGCGTAGTTGCCCAGCATCGTGTTGGTGATTCTGGGGGCGAGCGAAGGCTTGCCCCTTTTTTCTTTTTGCGAGGATACATGGACTTAAGGCATTATTACGCGAAGATACGCCAGACGGAAGCAGCGCTCGAAAGCGATTTCGTAGTCCTGGTAAGTCAAGAGACAGCGGACGGCGGGAGAGCCGGCATCATGAGTGAAGCACCGCGAGCGCTGGCCGCGAAGTTAATCGTGGATAGACGCGCCCGGCTGGCTAGCGAGGAAGAGCACCGCGCGTTTGAGGCGAGCTGTTCGCAAGCCCGAAAGCTGGCTGAGCAGGCAACCGCGGCAAAACGTGTGCAAGTAACGGTGCTCTCAGAAAGCGAAGCGCGTTCGCTGCGGCGAAAGGAATAAAGCATGGCGCTGTTCGCTGACGGATTGTGCGCCACATTGCAGGAGATGGCAATGTACGATTCTTCGGTGCTCAACGTGGCGAGCACGGAGGGAATCGATCTGACTGCAAAGCTGACACTCACACAGAACTCACTGGCGAGCGAACTGGCACTATTATTGGCGGGCAGCCGCATCGAATCCGTGGTTGTAACGGGGCCTCTGAAGACGTTTTATATTTATAACGCGTTAGAAGAGGTATACCGGGACGCCTACAACAGTCAACTGAACGACCGGTATGAAGGGCGATGGCGCCAGTACGAGCGTCTGCGGCGCGAAGCATGGCAACGTCTGCTCGACACAGGAGTCGGCCTGGTTGAAGATCCGCTGCCAAAGCTGCGGGAACTGCTGTTGGGTGCAACCGCTGGAAACGGCGAGAGCGGCGCGCTGTTCGTCCGCGCGGCGTGGGTTAACAAGCGCGGCGAGGAAGGAGCGGCGAGCGAGTGCGGCTCGTGGATCGTCGATCCTGGACAATCAGTGACGGCAAAACCGGGCGCGGCGCCGCCTGCCGCCGTGGGATGGAATGTGTACGCGGGCTGGACGCCAGAAGCGTTGCTCCGGCAGAACGAGGAGCCGATACCGACCGATGCCACGTGGATCCAGCCGACAGAACTCGCCACGGATGGCAACGGGCCGGGCACAGGACAGGCAGCAAGCTTCGTAAGAGCACTGCCGCGGATCTTGCGGAGGGGGTGACACTTGGGAGGCTTAGTAAGGATCGCGTCAAACAAACTGGCCAAGTTGCTCGGGGGACCGAGAGGGCTGGCAAGCACAGCCGCCGAGTTAGCGCAGGCTGAAGCCGAGACGTTACCGCAGATCGATCCACAACTGATCTTTGAGCACAACGTGGCGGCCGAAGTTGCGGAGCGCGCGCTCGAGCTGAAATATCCGATGGTCTCGGTGTTTTGCGAAAAGGTAGTGAACGACCTGCGCCAGAAGTTCCGGACGTTTTCGGGTAAGGTCGCGCTTGTGGCGGAGGTTCGCGCATCACAGGACCGGCTTGAGGGGTTGGAACGCGCCGCGCAGTTATACGCGGACGCTTTGGCGCAGGTGCTAGAGAGGAGCCGTGGAGATTGGGGTAATGGAATGTATTACGCAGGCGGATACACGATCGATTTCACGCCGGTGAAGCGCGGGGGCCGCGGGTTTTTACAGGCGGCCCGGGTGCGGTTCGAGGTCGATGTTAATCAGTAAGTGGATGGCGAGTGAGTAGAGTGTGAGGATGCGGGGCTGGAAGCCCCGCGCAGGCTGACGCCTGCCCCACGGAACGAGCAGGAGGTAATTAAGACTTAGATGGCCAGTTACATTGCATCAAATGCGAACCGGTTTTATGCGGGCCTGGAGAGCGCATATGGCCAAGCGGCCAGCATAACCGCCGCTAACCGCTTCCCTGCGGTGAAATTGACCGCCCGGCAGCAACTTGAGACCGCTGAGCGGAAGGACAAGACTGGAAGCCGGACGTTTTCGGGCATGCCGCCGGGCGGCCGGCGGAATACAACATTCGAGATTCAAACTTACCTGACAGGCTGGCCAGGGGCCTCGCAGGGACCGGGCTACGGTCCGCTGTTCCAGGGATGCCTGGGAGGAGCGCCCCTCGAGTTCGGAGGGGCAACGGCAGGCGCCGGAACAAGCGGCACCAACCTGGTGTTTTCAGGCGCGCACGGCCTACAGGTTGGGCAGGGTGTCACACACGAAGGAGAAATACGCTTCGTATCGGCCGTGGTGAACGCGAACACAGTTCAGTTGAATGCGGCCTTCTCCGTCGCGCCAGCCGCCGGGGCGAGCATCGGGGGAACTAACACATATAGTCCGGCAACGGAACTGCCTAGCGCCACGGTGTTCGATTACTGGGATCCCAGCACAGCCGTACAGCGGTTACTTTGCGGCGCTGCCGTCAACCGTATGGCTATCAGAGTAAACGGAGACTATCACGAGCTTGAATTCAGCGGCGTGGCACAGGACCTGATCGACAGCAGCAGCTTTGCCGCCGGGCTCGGGCAATTGAGCGAATTCCCCGCAGAGCCAGCACTCGAAGCCTTCGATTATTCGATTGTTCCGGGGCACATGGGCCAAGCCTGGTTGGGAACGACACCCGAGCGGTTTCACACAATCACGTACGCCGAGTTTGTTGTGGACAACGATTTGGATGTGCGCGCCAGGGAGTTTGGATCGAACGTGCCGCAGGCGATCTCGCCGGGCCGGCGGTCAGTGACTGTGGATTTCGATCTCTATGGCCGCGACGACGCAGCCAGCCAAGCCCTCTACCAGGCAGCGCGCCAGCAATCACCGATCAGCGTGATGTTCCAGTTGGGAGAGTCGAACGGGCAACTGCTGGGAGTTTACCTGAAAAGCGTAATGCCGGAAGTGCCGGAGTTCGATGACAGCGAGCGGCGATTGAAGTGGACATTCCGCAACTCGCGGGCACAAGGAACGACAGACGACGAAATTTTCATTGCCATCGGATGATGAGATACAACAGCGTAGTAGAGGTGGAGTCGCGCGCCATGCCGGGCGTCCGGCTGACGGTGCGAAAGATGTCCTTCGGACGCCGGCTCGAGTTAGCGCAAGAAGTCCGGGAACTGGCCGATAAGATCGACTTCTTCCAAGCCGGCGACACTCCAAAGGAAAAGATGACCGCGACGGTTCTATCACGAGAACTCGATCTGGTCTATTTGCGGTGGGGCCTGGCGGCGGTGCAAGGCTTGGAGTTGGATGGGTCACCGGCCACGCCGGACTCGCTGGTAAGGGAGGGACCAGAGGAACTCGTCGAGGAGGCGCTACAAGCGATCCGCAGAGAGTGCGGTCTTTCCGAGGAAGAAAGAAAAAACTGATAGTCGCCTTCCACTTGAAGACAGGCAACCAGGCCGGGTGGAAGTGCGACGAATGCCGCAAAGCAGGCCTGGAGCTAAGACGGCGCTGCGGTTGGCTGAACGAAGCATTGTCGGCCCCGCCGCGAGTGGTTTGGGCGAGGAGGCATGTCGCGACAGAGATTTGCCCAACGTCGTATGTCACTGCGGAGAGCGTGAAGTGGATCGAGTCCTTCTTTGTGCATCGTAAGTTCGGCTGGGGCCCTGTGAAAGACATGAATGCAAGAGAGGCGGAAGCCTACCTTGTTCTAATGAGCGAATTGGAAAACAAACATGACTGATGAGGATGTCGAGCGAGCGCTACTGAGCGCCTTTGAACGCGTAGTGGGGTATACGCCACCGGCTTCCGAGAGCAGGGCGTCAACGGTGGACACAGACGAGGCCGCTCAGACGTTGCAACTGACCCGGGACTTCGAGACAGTGGCGCAATGGGCTCGCGAACTTCAAGCTTCCGGAGAGGGCGGAGGCGGCGGGCAAGCTGTCAGGCCACCGTCCGTCCAGGAAGCCGGAACAAGCTCGACGGGAAGCAGCGCTGCGGCGTTAGCCAGAACTGCACTGTCATTTTTGAGCGCTCAGCAACCGAACGCATCCACCAAAAGCGGCAGCAAAGTAATTTCGACCATTCTTAAAGCCGGATTTGGAACAGTGCCCGTGGCACGATTGATCGCCGGACTGTTCGGCGGGAGTGAGCCCAAGAAGCCTCCTCCGCTGGTACGTTATTCCCTGCCGCCGGCAATCCGAATGGAAGCTGCCAACCCACGGAGTACTACAAATGGACGCCTCGATCTGACGGAGACCGATTACGGACAAGACGGACTTTCGCGGAGTGTACGCGGGCAAGAGCCCCGACCTGGTAATTCGAATGAGCCGCACAGCCCTACGAGAGAGGCCGGCGATATTCGGGGCAGCGGCAACATGGCCCCGCAGATTCTGGTGAACGTGCAGGCTATGGACAGCCGCTCGTTCCTGGATCACAGTCATGACATCGCGCGAGCAGTGCGCGACGCCATGCTGAACATGGACGCGTTGAACGACGTGGTCAGCGAGTTATAGCATGGCGGAATTCCCAAAACTCAAAACGGGGGCAGTGGGACAGTATCCATTGATCCGGGAATCCGCGTACGGTACCGAAAAACTTCGCTTCCTGGACGGATCAGAGCAGCGCTATCGTTTGTCGGGCGCCCTAAAACGCTGGGTGATCCGGCTCGAACTGGTGGATGAGCAGGAATTCCGAGAGATCGAAGACTTTTTTTCCGCCAACCAAGGCCGGTTCGGCAGTTTCGCATTTGTAGATCCCGCCGACGGCACAGAGTACGCGGACTGCAGCTTCGATCAAGACGCGCTCCAGTTTGAGGAGAACGAGGAAGCCCGGGGCAGTATAACAGTGATCGTGCGGCAGAACAGATAAGACATGCGAGTATTTCCACAACTTGTTACCGGCAGCCTTGTCCAGTATCCGATCCGGAAGCGATGTTACCGGAGGACGGTCACGAACACGATGGCCGATGGCAGCACTATCAAACTGCCAGACATAGGGGAAAGTTGTCTAGAGTGGGACCTCGAGTTTGCGGCGCTGACGGATGCCGAGGCCAGTTCGCTGGAGCAATTCTTCAAGGACTGCGAGGGAAGCCTGGAAACTTTCAGCTTTCTGGATCCTCTTGGGAATTTGCTTGCTTGGAGTGAGAAGCTCGATGAGCCGATCTGGGAACAAGACGCACTGATCAGTATCAGCGGAGGCGTCGCCGACCCGTGGGGCGGAGATCGAGCGTTTGGTCTATCTAACACCACGCCTGTGAATAGAGGCATTCAGCAGGTAGTAAATACGCCCGGCTGGTTTGAGTATTGCTTCACCTTTTGGGCGCGGAGTTCATCACCGCAAGCGATCGACATCATCATTGGAGGATCGGTGAAGACCCGGTTCATCGGCACGAGGTGGGAGCGTGTGAGCAGCACGGCTAATCCCGGGACCGAAGATGAGAGCGTCATATTTCGCGTTGATATCCATCCGGGAGACTCTGTCGAGTTATTTGCAATGCAGGCGGAAGCGCAGCCGGCGGCATCACACTACAAACGGACAGGGCCGGCGGGCGGCATTTTTCCATCCGCGCGGTTTCGAGACAGTGTTCTGCGCATGTCAGACGAGGGCATAAACCACCATTCCTGCCGCGTGAGCATCATCAGCAATGCCAACACCCTTTGAAATCAAAGAACAGCCGATTACCGACACGCCTTTACTGCTAATAGACTGCGAGCTACGCGATGGGCGCGCCGAGCGCTGGAGCACACACCGAGTAGAAGACGCCGGCGCGGTGTACGATGCGCGGGTTCTGCGCCACAACGTGTTTGAGATGCAGGCCGCATCCGATTTGGGTGTCGATTCCATTCCACGAGTGGTGCTCACGCTCGCCAACGCGGACTCTCACTTCTCCGAAATAGAAAGGTCTACAGGGTGGAAGGGCGCGAAGCTCAGGGTCCGGTTCGGCTTCTTCGATTTGAGCAGCGGCCAGCCGAGCAGCGATCTGGTTACAGTGTTTCACGGAGTGGCGAACCCGCCGGACGAGATTACGGAAGCAAGTTTCCGTTTATCGGCCGCGAACCGGATGAGCCTACAGCGAATGATGCTTCCGCAGGTTCGTCTGCAGCGGCGGTGCCCCTGGGATTTCCCGGCGACTTCCGAGCAGCGAACAGAGGCGGTGGACGGAGGACCGCGCGGACGCTATTCGAGGTTTTTCCGCTGCGGGTATTCTCCAGACGTGCAGGGCGGGGCCGGAAATCTGGACGGGGCGGGACCGTTCACGTATTGCCGCTTCACGCGCGCAGACTGTGAAGCGCGCGGGATGTTTCGTCAAGATACCCAGAGCCGCGTAACTCGCAGTTTCGGAGGATGTGAATTCGTACCGGCAAACATTACGGTTCGAGCGTACGGCGAGAAGAATACGCACGTTTCCGCAACCGCCCTGAACGACGGCCGGTACAACGATGTTGTGCCACTTGTTTACGGTACAGCGTGGTATGCACCTCCGGTGGTCCTTGCACGAAACGACGGCAACCTCACGCATATGGAAGTTTTGCTCGGCATGGGCGAAATACACGGCGTAGTGAGATTGCTGGTTAATGATGTGGAAATCCCGCAGGGATCGGCCGGAGCAAATATGACCGGAACGGGCTGGTATAACTTAGTCTCGCAGGGCAACCGGACTGGCACATTCAATCTCGATTTTGCGGACAACTCGGGCCGGCCGAGCGGCGATCCTTACGGAAGTATGGCGTATGCGTCAGTAGTGGTCCCGAACCGCATCAGCGATGGGCGCAGTTTGCCTTCGATAAAAGTGCTGCTCGAGGGATTGCGCCTGCCGACTTATGCCCTTGATGGGTCCTACACCGGAGATGAGTTCACAGCCAACCCAGCATGGGTAGTGCTGGACCTGCTAATGCGCTGCGGATGGCCGCCGGAGGAAATGGATATTCCGACGTTCGCACGAGCGGCGGCACATTGCGCCGAGCGGATAGCCGCTAGCGATCCTTTCGATAATGAGATCGAAATTGAGCGATTTCAGTGTAATCTCGTGGTCCAGAGGCGCCGGAGCGCAGCGGACCTGATACGCGGTGTCCGAAACGGAGCCCGGCTCTTTCTGACCTATGGCAGCAGCGGCAAGCTGCGATTACAGATCGAGGATACGCTGGCAACGCAACAACCTGAAAAGCCAGAGTGGAGCAATGCGACCGAGACGCTTGATGGAGGCTGGCCGAGTTATGAATTCGACGAGAAATCCATTATCAGGCAGGCAAGTGGAGAATCTTCGCTAAGGCTCTGGTCGCGACCGACGGCGGATACGCCGAACCGCTATGCCGTGGAGTTTCAAGACGCACTGAACGAATATCAACAAGACAGTCTCTCGCTGGTTGACGTCGAAGACGTGGCGGCCTGCGGCCAGGAGATTACCGGATCGCTCAGCGCGTTGGGAATTCCAACGTTTGATCAAGCGGCAAGAATTCTGAAGTTCAATCTCGACCGCTCGATACAAGGTAATACATATATCGAGTTCCAGACAAGCGTAAAAGCTTTAGGAATCCTTCCGGGAGACATTATCGCGGTGACCTATCTCAAGGAAGGTTGGCAGAGGCAACCTTTTCGAGTGCTCCGGATCGGTGCAAGCCGCAGTTATGGGCTTTCCACAATCACTGCGCAGATTCATAAAGACGATTGGTACCGAGATACAAATGGCCAAGGCGTGGGCGTATCCGGCCTGGGCCGCGCGCCGCACGCCGGGATGGGCGTACCACGCCCGCTGATCGGCAACAAAGCAGATGGCGGGCCGCAGCCGGGGTTTGAAGTAGTAGAACTGCTGGAGGAACTCGCGGATGGCAGCGCGACACTCCGCCTGGAAGTGGGATTCGTAGCTCCGCCCAAGCCCTCGTTAGAAGGTCCGAGCGTACCGCTGGTGGGCCTCGCGCCAATGATTCAAAACAGCGGCGGGTCGATCGATGGCAATCAGGTTCTCTACTACGCGGTGGCAGCGGTAGATACTGCGGGGCGTGAGAGTGGGCTTTCATTTGTAGTTCGCGCGAGCGTGCCTGGTGGCACAAATACGAACCAGGTAACGCTTAAAGGACTAAGTTTCCGGGAAAATACGTCCGGGTTCAACGTGTATCGAGGCAGATCCCATGCCCAGCTCTTTCGAGTGGCGTCAGACGAACCGGCCGGCCCGGAGTTTACCGATCCCGGATTCGATGAGCAGCTAGCGGCACCGGCAGATCAGAACTTCGATCATGCAAACTTTTACTGGCGGCTCGAGACGGCGCCGGAGATGAGCTGCACTCTACACTCGCCGCGGACGATCGGGAATAGCGCCGCAGAGTTCCCGGCTGGCCAACTGGAAGGCAAGTTAGCACGGATCACGGAAGGGCGTGGCGTAGGGCAGGAACGGACGATTGTGGGGAACACTTCTTCTCTGCTAACGCTGGATCGGGATTGGGACGTAGAACCTGACGGATCCAGCAAGTTCGCTGTAGCCGAGGCAGGCTGGCACTTCGGCGCAAGCGCGCAGACAAGCCCCGTAGCGTTTGAAGTGCCGAATCGAGGCGGAGCGGGAATTCAAATCTGCGGACGGGCCGCTAACGCACTGGACGTTGAAGCACCTTACGAACTATCGCCAGTGACAAGGTGGACCATTGGTGGCGGGGGTGGATCAGATCAGGGCGCTCCGCCGCGTCCATCGTTTGGGATAGGGTTGTCGCCTACTGTTTCAGGAGCTGTCGAACTAAGCGGTATGGGTTTTCCCGACCTCTCGAACACTCGAACTATCAGTGCCGCCACTCTGACCTTGCATTACTGGAATGAACTCGACGGACCACCGCAGACATCGTTGTCAACCGACGTTTTACAAGCTGACGAACAGATACTCGTGAGCGGCGGACCGGCTGTCCCGGTTGGATCGATTATCCAGGTGGAGGCCGAGCTGATGCGGATCGAACAGGAACTGCCTGCTGGCTCCGGTTATCGGGTAACTCGCGGTTATCACGATAGCGAGGCGGCCCCACACGCCGTGAGTTCGACTGTTTACGGCCTCTCGCAAAAAGTGCACATTATGCCCTTTCCACGCGAGTTTTTCGGCACCCCGGTGAGCGGGGGCTGGACGCATACGGTGGTGGTTCCGGACGCTCGTATTGGGGCTGCGGAACTGTATGTGACTAACTCGATGGGCAGTAGTGATGCAACTGCCGCGTGCCTGACGGGAACGGCGGACTTCGGATTGCGCACACTATCGGGCGGCCAATTGACCTTTCAAATTGACGGTTTTTTGGCGATTGAAAATGGGGCCGCTCCGGATATGTATGTCGAGGCTACACACGCGGTACGAGACATCTTCGCGACGGTTCGACATGCTCCCCTGGGGTCTGACTTACAACTTCGCCTCATGATGGACGCAGTGGAATACTGTACGCTCACGTTTTCCCCCGGGACGACTACCTCAGACGTTAAGAACGGGTTATCGCTTCCGCCGCTGCGTGCCGGGAGCACGTTGCGGCTGGACGTGCTTGCGGTTGGCATCGATGCGCCTGGCAGCGATCTTAACGTCATCATCCGGCTGTGATAATGGCGGAACGAATTGAAAAACTCCGCCCGGACCGCGATTTGCAGTGTTACTTTGAACGGCCGTCGGCGATAGCAGCCATGAGCGAAGCAAATCCGTCGGGGTTCACTGTCTCTGGCACCTGGCGGCAACAGTTTGATTGGGCCGTAGTTGAGTGGAGCCGTGACAATGTCATCGAGCACCCCGCGATGCGGTACTTGCCCGATGGAAACCTGAGCGGCTTGACACTATCGTATGTGGAGAGCAGGGAAAACTGTGTGCCGTTGGACTCCACGTGGTATCCGACGGTCGATTGGCCGTACCTGCGAGTCTGGGCGGAGCGCGACGGTAGCGAACAACTCTATAAAGTCCGGATACGCGACTATGCGGTACCCGCGGACGGAAGCACCGCGGAGACGGCCTGGGCGGAGTTCACTTTGGGCGGAACCGTCACGCCCGGAGACTACATTGAACTGGCATGGCTCAGCGAGCATTATACGATTCAACTTTTCGGCGGCCAGACCCTCGAGGATGGCGCTACTCTCATGGCGGATGCGATCAACGGAAGCTCGCCGACCGTCAGCGCCGTTGTTAACGGAAAAACGGTAAGGATAACCTGGAAATCAGCAGGGGCCAATGGCAACCGAATCGGCGTTTATGCGAACACGGCCGGCGCTGGAACGGAATCATGGGAGCCTCGATGGCAGACACTTCACGGCGGCACCTCACCGGCAGCATGGGCGATCACTCTGGACTTCGCAAACTTAATAGATATTGATAACAGTCCGGTTCCGACAAACGCAGTACGCAAAATGCGGTGGACGTGGGCGGCCGACATTCAGCCCGGCAGTTTTCAGCGAAGTGAGTTCTGTGTCAGATTGACGGAATGGACTGTTACGGGCGCCGGACGCGAATACAAAGTGGCGGGTCCGGGTAGCCGGCGGATCGAGGACGATTCCAGCGAACTGTCGTTCACTGGCTCCTGGGCAGCAAGCCGGGGAAACTATTCCGGCGGTTCGATAACCTGCAGCAATTCAATGGGATCATCCGTTCTGCTGCAATACTCGCTGCCCCGGCCCCATATGCTGCTTCTCGGCACCCGCCGGCATGCGACCGCACCCTCAATATCAATTGGCGTGGACGATCAACCAATCCGCGTTGAAGCGCTTGCGATTCCAGGCGAGGACGTGCTTGTGCGCCTTCCGATCGGCCAAATGACGGTCGGAGCGCATACTGTGAGAGTGACTCACAATGGGGCTATCGGAGAGGCGCTCTATTTCGACTTCTTCGAAGTTGCTATCCCAACAGCAGATATCCCGCGTTTTGTCCCGGATCACGTGGTCACACTGGCCACGGATTGGGATACGGACCATTCCTTGATCGTACCTCCGGAACGCACGGCGTGGATGATTGATGCGCTTGGCTTCAAAGGACGACAGAACCACTACGCCGGCGCCTTATGGTTTTATGAGCTTTGCCGGCCAGGAAACCAATATGCCAGCGCCACTATCGAGTTTCAGGGAAATCCTGAATTCGGCAAGTTTACCGAACTTTCGATCGGGCCGACAGTGATCAGTCACGCGAATCTGATTGGAGATACCTCAGCGAGTATCGCCAAAGCATTCGAGTTCGAACTCAATGCCGGATCGACCGCGCTTTGGGCTACGGCGGACGGGCCGATATTGCAACTGAGCGCGCGGGCGATGGGAACGGCGGGTAACTCAAACACTATCTCCATTGAGACACACAGCGACACGTTTATTGCGTCTCCGGAATCGTTATCTTTAACTGGGGGTACCGACGGCGACTGGCTGACGGATTTGTCCGCGACACCAAGACTTAACCGAGCGGTCCGGGATTGGAGCCGTTTTTTTTACCGCTCTTTGAAGCTCTACTCGATCGATGTCGTGGCTGCGTTCAGCATGGAACTACAGCACGGGGATTCATCGGTTCAAGCCGGCATTGCCCAACGATACCCGTACGGCGAGCCAGCGCTATTGAACACGCCAGCGCTGCAAACAAATTTTTCTGCGGCGAGCACGGATTTCTGGAAGGAAGTTTACCTCGATATGGCGCAATTGATGGACGAGGCCGGATGCACACCATATCTGCAATTCGGTGAAGTGCAGTGGTGGTATTTCCCATCGAACGGCGGCATGCCATTTTACGACGCATACACCAAAGCAAGGTTCGAAAGCACTTACGGACATCCGATGCACGTATTTGAGCATCAGAATGAATCTTCAGAGTCGTTTCCAGAGGAAGCCGCTTATCTGCCAGCTCTTATCGGCGAATTTACTGACGCAATAATGGATTATGTGCTTCAGAGTTACCCGGCCTGCCGCTTTGAAGTGCTCTATCCGCCCGACGTGAATGATTTCGCGCTTACTCGGGTAATAAATTTTCCGCTTGGCGCGTGGTTGCCCAACCGCTTGGACTGCCTGAAAACCGAGAACTTCACTTTTACAGGAGATCGAGACCTAAACCGCGCGCAGCGCTCGATCGACCTTCCCATGGTTTTAGGTTTTCCACGGAGCAAGAGCAGTCATCTGGTCGGAATATGGGACTACACGACGCCGTGGCAGAAAGAGGTTCGAAGGTCTCGTGCGGCGGGTGTTGAGTCGGTGGTGCTGTTTGCGTTGGATCAATTCTGCTTGATCGGCTATCGTGTTCCACTGGAGCGCGGCGCACGCCGCGCTATCATGACTCACTGA